CTGCTCCTGCTCGAAGTTGATCGGCTTCAGCTCAGGCACCTTCGGCTTGCGTCCGCCGAAAAGCCCGCCGAGCAAACTACCGGCAGCGGAGATTCCCGCCGCTCCAAGAATTGCTGCACCTAATGCCATAAATTATCCTTTATCAGAACCATTGCGAAAACCCTCCGCCATTCAACCCGACTCCGACCATTCGGATGGTTGCCACAGCGTCGCCCAAATACTGCATCGTCTGCTCCTGCACAGCTTGAACAGCTTTGGCTTCGTAGGCCACTGCTTCCTGAATCAAATCGTTCTCCTCCTTGCGAATCGCCATGACCATCAGCTTGATGGCGTCGGGACACGGGGGAATGAGGTAGTCATTCACGTTCGTCGCGTTGATGTGGCGCATCTTCGCCATCACTGTTACCGGCTTGTCCTCCTCGTTGTTGCAACGATCAGCGAGGTAACTGCGACGATACTGCGGCAAAGTTTCATCAGGGTCGTAAACTGCCAGATCCAGCTCTAGCAGCGTCGTCGCATCGTACTCGTACAAACGGCTTGCCGTGTTCGTGGCTTCGCGGATGACGCCGGTCAGAGTGGTGAACTTCTTGGTCGATTGAGTGTACGGCAAAGCAAGCGTTAGCTTTTCACCGTCGATCCAGACGCCTCCGGATTGCGTTCGAATCCATTGACCGTTTTGATCAACACCTTGCAGCGTGATGGTTTTGCCGACATCCGAAGCGTCGCCAGGGTAGACTCGAAGATAACTGTTAGTACCGCCAGACATGTCGCGGTAAGAAACCACAGTGCCACGGTCAACAAGCTGCTTACCAACGCACACTTGGTTTCCATTGAGAAGTCCGTATCCGGTTTCCTGAAACTCAAACCATTGATTGCGAACCGTTCCAACTCCGCAGCAATCTGCGATGGCTTCAATCGTCTCGATCTGACGCGGCCAAGTGATGCAGCCTCCGACCGTGTGAATCGTGAAGCGTCCGTACGCGCCAGCCCACAGACCCTTGTGAAGCAGCCGTCGGCACGCCTGATTGATGTACTCGTAAACGCGAGCGTCATCGACGCAAACGCCGATAGCCCGAGCAATCGTTGACCTGATATCTTGGACGATCAGCTTCATTTGGTGTAGTAGACTCGGCTGGTTCGCTTGATGAAGTAAACACCATAGAACGGCGGAAGATTGTTGTGGGCAACATTACCGCCCGTGTTGGCAGCAATAGCGTCAACATCTGGATCGAAAGTAGAGCTTGGGAAAACAGACACGTTGTTTGTGAGTGTGGGCGAAGATGTTCCGCCATCCGCCGCAACTCTATCACCATCACTTCCGCCATGACCAAAAGTCTTTATGGCAACCTGATGCGTATGAGTCGGCATTTCAGCCGTCGTCAGCAGGTGTTGATCTTCTCCGGCAATCGCGGTCGAAGTAACCTTTCCTTGGACAACTACCACTCCGCTTGCCGCGAACGTGCCAGCGCCAACCGGGAATCGCGCCTCAAACTCGGTGTCAACCTCCCACATTGGCCCTGACCAGTTGCTCAGGGTGTTAGTGTTTCCGCCGTCGTAAGTTTGAAGATCGGTGGTTGTACCAACGTAAACACGACGCTCGGAAGATCCGATGGCGACAGGATTTTTTCGCAACCAATAGCCATCCTTGTAAATCCACCAATTGCCATCTTCATCCAACCACGGGTAAACCTGATTGTTTAGCGCCGGAACAGATGCACCGAAGTTGAAGAACGAGTTTCCAATCGAACTGTTGAACGTCGCCTGAGTGCCGCTGATGACATCGTTGGCCAACTGTTGGTAGTTGGTCGGACAATACCCGACCGGCAAACTCGGGGGCGTCAGCGTGATGAGCGTAAGGTTTGGCATTCTGTTTCTATGGGTTGACAGATTCCGACGTGTAAGTCAGCGGGTTGATGTCGCACGCACTGATCGGCGTGCATGCAGGGAACACCGTCCGGCAATCACCAACACTCGGCTCCTGAATATCGTAAGCGTGAACTCGAAGACTCTTGATGCGGCAGTATCCGATGATGTTCATCGCAACCTGAACCTCGTAAAGATTCCGAGCCGGAGTGCTGATCGTCTCGTTGCACGGAGCATCTGAAGGCGTCGGAAAACGCATCTTCGGACGATACTGCGGCTTGAAGTTTTGAATCGGGCAAAGATCGAAACACTGCGTCGTCGTCGCGCACTCAGAAAAGTCAGTCCACTCAATCCAGCCAGGATACTGATCAGGCCGATAGGTGACGCTGAAGGAGACATCACCCTCAAGCGAGTCGATGAACAAGTCACCCGAATCCAGTCGCTTCAATCCAAACGGAACTTCGAAGTTGTAGGCGCGAGTCTGCACCTGCCACTCAATCTCCTTCTTACCATCCGGGATATTGTTATCGAACTTGTCCGCCTTGGTGACTTCCCAGATTTGAATCGAGTCATTTGATCCGCGAGCGATGCAGAAACACTGATCGCCGTAAGCGTTCTCAGTCTTGACGATCTGAAGCACATCAAGTCCGGTCCAGATTCCCGACCACGCAGGCGGAAACTTTTTCCGCATCGACGTAATCAGGTCGAAGTCCAAGACAGCCAACGCCTTGTGAATGACACCCTCGGCATTGTACCGAGGCTGGCAGGTCATCAGGAGGCGATTGTCGAACACAACCGCAGAACTGGCCCACAAGAGATTCGTTTGATCGTTCTCAATGACATTCAGCATCTCGCTGCTGATCGGGGTGTTGCCCCAGTCGGTGAACGAGCGTCGAGCAATGATGAACGAGCGGACGCCATCGACAGCGCGGTAGAAGACATCGCCATTGATGGTGATGGCCGACCGAGAACCAAGCGCACCGCTCGTAAGCAAGCTGATGGCTTGAATCGGATAGTTCAGGTTCTTCCAAACATCACGATCAACAGGCGCTTGAACCGAGAAGACGTATCGAGGTGTGAAGACTAGAAGCGGACCTTGGCCGAGCGAGGTGTCAGGATCGCCTGGGACAGCCATCGCTGTGATACCCCCTGAATCCGACGGAACCGCAAAGTCTCCGCCTTCATTGAGGAAGGTGTTCTCGGTTTCCTTGAGAACACTCGCTCGCGTTCCATCCCCATAAACGATGTCGGTAGCGCGGAATGAAAACCCATCTGGAAGAGCGTACCAGATACGGCCATTGACGTAGGCCATAACCTTGCCGGTCTTAATCTCATCGTCGCTCGCTCGACGTAGACTTGTCCCGTTGAAGATCAGCGGCCTGCTAAATCCATCCTGAATGACAACGAAGTTCTCAGCCTGAACCATCCAGCCATCGAGCAGGTTGGAAGGATTCTCTAGGTCAGCAGAAGTTGTGAGGCTCTGAGCATTGTTCTGAAGGCAGTTGTAAAGCCATACTTTACCACTGATCAGCATCAGTATGAACGTGCGCCCATCGTCGGCAATGTAGGGCAGCGCACACTGGAACGTGCCGGTTAGCGACTGAGGTCCGTAGCAATCTTCTGACCAGCCATCAGCGGTAACGTTCGTCTGGTCAGCGGTAATCTGATCGTTGTCAGCCGTGATGGTGACGCACAGGTCGTAATCTTTTTGAACGAAGCCGGGGCGGCATGAGACAAACCCCTGTCGGAAGTTGGCGTTGACCGCGAACGCCACCTGATTCTTGTCCACCTCAGACGGCATCACACCAGCGTCAATGCCACCCTCAAAGGTGACAGATCCGTCCGTGTACCTCCGTGGTGCGCGTTCGCTCATGGTTTAAGCCTGAATACGCTGGACCGAGAATGAGGAGCCTTGATCGACGTAGAGATTGTGGTCCGTGCTAACCAACACCTCGTAAAAATCGGTTAGAGCTGTCGCCTGATCAATGTAAGTAAGAGATAGTGGATGGTATCCATTATTTGTCACATTGAATGGTTTTGACACTAAAATATCAGATCCGTTCTTTCTGAGAAAAACAGTCACAGTTGCGGTTGTTGATACCGCATCAAGATTAAAGTATGCGTCTATCCTGTAGTAGCCAATGTACGGAACCGTAAATCGGCCACTTGATGCCGTGAACCCTGAGGCTGAATCTAGCCCAACGTAAGACGCCGTGGTGTAAACAGATGTGCTGTACGGATTGCTTCCCGAAGTTGGGCTGACATTTGGCGCATTTGCCGCTCCAAGACCAGTCACCCTCCGCGTAAACGTGACGTAGCTGAACGGGACAATCGACGGAGCCGACAGTGTGATGTTTCCGGCGCTGTTCGTAACAACAATCGGAGACGTTCCGACAATCTCCTTCTGAAGATAAGCCGCTCCGTCGCCGACCAGAATCTTGTTCGCGGGGGCGGTCGTCAGGTTTGTGCCACCTTGAGCAATCGGAACCGTGCCGGTGACATCGGCAATAGGAATCGTGGCAACCGTCGAAACCGCGCCAAAGCCGCTCGATCCTTGAGTCTTAACGTATCCAGCGGCCAATGAATCGAGAGCAGTCTCGTTTGTCAGCGTTCCATCCGCAGTGCGGCAAATGTAGGAAGCGCCAACCGGAGCGCCGCCGGATACACCGGGAGCGCCAGTCGCGCCAATCGCTCCAGCAAGGGTGATAAGTGAGCCAGTCGGAATCAGCGTAGTGGGAACAGCGTTGGCAATTCCGAGAACTCCAGAAGCGGGGTTCTGAAGCGTCAGTTGCAAGCCATCGACCGACGTAACCTGCATGTAGCCAAGACCTTGAATCGAGACAAAGAACTGGCCAGCAACCGATTCTGGCAGGAAATCGGTGTTATCGACAAAAACAAGGACGCTCGAACCAAGAGCGGGTACAAAAAATGGCGCAGTCGTGTAAGTGAACGAATCAATACCATCCGTTCCATTGGTGCCGTTGGTTCCAGCCGGACCTTGAGGGCCGGGGATATTCACGACTACCGGCTCGGAGTCGCAAGGCTGGCAACAGCCGGATGAAGAAACAAGTTGCGACGGCATAATTTTCCTTTCGCAGAACCTCAAGTCCAACGACAACTAATGCAAGGCCAAACTATGGCAGAGCAAGCGTCCGAGCATCCATTGATTCAGCATAAGTACGGGATTCGTTCACCCGTCAAGATTCCAGACCTAGAACTGGAACTTTACGCATTCCGAAACCGGCTTCAACCCAATGAGGGTGGGCTAGGCACCTTCGACCATTTTGTTAACGCCACCAAAATGCTCTGGCCGAAGATGAGCTGGAATCCGTGGCTTGAAGCTCAAGTCGAAAGTCTCTGCGAACACGATTACGTTGGGTGGGCGGGATGCGGCGCGAGCGGAAAGACCTTTGGTGCAACGCTTTTCGCTACGGTCTGGTGGTTGGCCAACCCTTCCAAGACAACCGTTGTCCTAACATCGACGACCGCGAAGATGATCCGCAAGCGTATGTGGGCCAATCTTCAGGATCTGGTCCGTAAGTCGCGAGGGTTCCCAGGCAACATGGTCGATTCCAAGATGGCCTTACAAGCTGTCAAAGGCGACGACCGTCATTCAATTTCAGCCATTGCCGTCGCCGAGGGAAACACTTCGAAGGCAGTGGCCAACATCCAAGGTATTCACGCCGAGCGGGTGATGGTCATCATCGACGAAGCGACAGATACGCCTGAAGCAGCGTTCGAGGCTTGCACCAATCTTTCGAAGGGTTGCCGTGAGTTTAAAATGTTGGTCATCGGTAATCCGGCATCGAAGTATGACCCACACGGACGCTTCTGCACACCGGCAAAGGGTTGGCGCAGCGTAACGATTGAGGATCAGCATTGGCTGACAGAACGCGGGATGTGCCGACGGTTCGACGGCATGAAGTCGCCGAACATCAGCGAGGGGCGAACGAAGTACCCATACCTCATCACGCACGATCAGGTCTTGTCGGCAATGCGGCATGAGGGTGAGCAAAGCCCTACATTCTGGAAATACACACGCGGATTCTGGAGTCCTGACGGCATGGTCAAGACGGTGTTGTCCGAATCGCTGATTGAGACGCACACGCCTACAAGGAACTTGGTGTTTACAACCAATGTCCAAGTCGTCGCCGGACTTGATCCGGGTTTTGGTGGCGATAGATGCGTTCTTCGTTTTGCTAAGATTGGCACCGCAAACGACAAGGCGAGCGTACTCTTTGGCGATGTAGTTCAAATCTCACCGAATGCCGCGCTGACTGAGCCGGTGCATTACCAAATAGCCAATCGAGTTAAAGAGGAATGCGCCAAGCGCGGCGTTGCACCGGACAAATTCGCTCTGGATTCCAGCGGTGAAGGTGGTGGTTTGGCCGACATTCTGACCCGCGAATGGGGTGTTGTTCATCGCGTTGAGTTTGGTGGTTCTCCGTCAACCATCCCGGTCAGCGACGAGGACAGTAGGCCATGCAATGAGGCATACGACCGCAAGGTGACTGAACTCTGGTTCTCGATGCGAAAATGGGTCGTCGAAGAGCGTGTTGGCGGTATGGATATCGAGACATTGCAGGAGTTCTGCTCACGCATGTTCGACGATTCCAAGCGGAAGATATCGGTCGAATCGAAGACCGTGATGAAGCAACGAACCGGAAAATCACCTGACTTGGCCGACGCTGCTGTAGTCTTGCTTGATCTAGTCCGCAAAACCGCCTCCTTCGAACCGCGAGCAAGCAGAATGGATAAAGTCTGGGAAAAGCTCGTTCGAGATGCTGATTCAATTTATTACGACGACTTATGAGCAGTAACGTCACCGGATACAAAGTACTGAACGAACACATGGTCATCCCTGGCGGGTGGCATTACCGCGTCCCCGAAACCGGCATTGAAATCATGGGTGGATCATGGCCGCAGCTCCATGAGTTCGTTCGTAACCATTACACCGCCAATGCGATTAAAATTCCCGAAAATCTCGACACATTAATCACCGAGTATTCGTGTCGTAACGGAGCCGACTGCATGTACAACGAAGTTGAAATCCGTAAGCCAGAAGGCCGTAAATCCCTACAAATTGGCGATGTAATCCGCTTTAGCATGAGCCTGCTCCATGGTCTGACCGTGGGCGGCGGCAAGGTTGATCAGGCAGAAGCCACGCGCAGGGCGTCAATCTGCTCAACCTGCACCTACAATCGCAAGCCGCTTGGATGCACGGGGTGTAACGCTCGGGTGCTAAAAGAAGCGGTCAAAACCTTTTCCCAGCACGGCAGCACACCGCTAGACGAAAACCTGCAAAGCTGCGAATTTTGCGGTTGCTTTATCAGAAGCATGGTGTGGTTTCCCATTGAAACACTCCATAAATTTACGGACGCTACAGAGAACAAAAACCTTCCGGCCCACTGCTGGAAAAAACGACCATGTACGGAAACCTAGCCCAACTGCCGCTTGAAACCCTCAACGAAGACGGTAAAGCGCCAGAGACGCGCATAGCCGACGCGGCGTCAGCGCGCGAAATCTTCCAGAAGCTCATTATGGCCGACGAGCTTCGCAATAGCACTCGGGCTAAGCTGCGCGGTCTGGTTGATGGCAATCCGCCGTACAATCCCGCCGAGCTTCGACGTAACAACCAAGCGTTCCGAACCAATGTAAACTTCCGCGAGTCGGAGGCGTTTCTGACGTTGGCCATGTCTGCCTTCTACGACGTGTTCGCCGAGGTTCCGACCTACGCAAACATCCGTACCGCTTACGGCAATGACATGGATAAGCGGGAGGATTGGTCGAAAGTTATCACCGAGGAGTTCGACCGGCTTCAGAAGCTCGACAAGGATTTCGATTACATCGTTCAGCTCTCTCAGCGCGAGATGGTTTTGATTGGCGATGGTCCGCTGATCTTCGAAGACAGCACCAACTGGCGCTGCAAAGCCATCATGGCGACTGATCTTCTTGTTCCCGATGGAACCAAGTCGAATGTCAGTGATTGGAAGGTGGCCTGCGTCCGCACTCGCATGGGTGTTGATGACCTGTTCGAGAAGATTCAGGACGAGAAGGCAGCGGTAGCCGCTGGATGGAACGTCGATTATGTCCGTCAGCGGATTCGCGCCGCAATGCCCGAGCCGTATCGTTCTGGTGTTCAGTACGACTGGGAGTTCTTCCAGCGCCAGCTTCGCTCGAACGATATCACTTTCTCAGCTCGCTCCGAGGTGGTGCTGATGTGCCACGTTTTCTACAAGGAGTTCGATGGTCAGATCAGCCACTGCATCATCGATGAGCGTGACAGCGAGAACTTCATGTATCGCAAGCTCCGCCGTTTCAAGAAGTGGGAGCAAGTGATTCACCCGATGTACTACGACCGTGGCGATGGCGAGCATCACGGCGTCAAAGGCTTGGGCATCAAGATGCTCCAGGCGATGGAGCTGAAGAATCGCCTGCGCTGCTCGATGGTCGATAGCGCGTTCGCTCGCACCCAGATCCTGTTCCGTCCGCTAAACCCAAATGCGCTCAGCAAGACGAGCGTCGTTCAGCAAGGACCGTATGCCATTCTCCCGCCCGACTACGAAGTCATCCAGCAGAACATTGCTGGCGTTCTGGACGCTCCTATGGCGGTCAATGCGGACCTTGAGAATGTTCTTCAAGGCAATCTCTCTCAGTACCGTCAATCGCTCAACAAGCCGTCCGGCAATCCCCGAACTGCCACCGAAGTTCAGGCAATCGTCTCGCAGCAATCGGCAATCGGTAAGACTCAGTTGAGCCGGTATTACGCGCAGCTCGATTCTTTCTTCGAGGAACGGTATCGCCGCGCCTCCAATCCGAACCTGAATCCGATTACCCGCTCGGATAAGGACGCGATTGAATTCCAGCGTCGTTGCCGTGAGCGTGGCGTTCCGCAGCAGGCCATGCTCGACATCGATTACGTCGAGGCGACTCGTACGGTTGGCCAAGGTTCTCAGTTCGCGAAACAACAGCTTCTCGGTTCGCTCCTCGGCCTGCTTGGTTCTCTCCCCGAGGGTGGCAAGGTCAACCTCTTGCAGGACTACATCGCCGCTCAGGTTGGTCAGCAGATGGTTGATCGGTATCTCCCGAGTCAGTTGCAGACTTCGAAGATTCAAGATCAGACCGCTCTTGCTGTCCTTGAGCATTCCTCGCTTCGCCAGGGCAACATGGCGGTCGTCACGGATACGCAGAATCACATCGTCCACATCGACACTCATTTGGCTGCTGCGAACGAGGCGGCTGCCTCTCTTCAGCAGGGTGGCAATCCGCAGGAGATTGTTCTCTTCCTCCAAGGCATCGGTCAGCACGTTCAGGATCATCTCCAGCGCCTGTCCACCGATCCTACGCGCAGGCCGCAGGTCGAGGCTTACACGCAGCAGTTGCAGATGCTTAGCCAGACCATCGAGCAGCTTGGTCAGTTGATTCAGGAGCAGGCTCAAGCGATGGCGCAGCAGCAGCAGGCAATGGCCATCCAGCAAGGCTCCGATCCTCGTACCGCCGTGATGAATGCGGAAGTTCAGGCGAAAATCGCTCGCCAGAATGCCGAGACTATGGCCAACATTCAGCGTCAGAACACGAAGGCGATGGCCGACTTGGCTCGCCGGAATGCGAAGACGACGGCGGATATTCAACGAGCGAACGCAACTGCTGAGTCTAACTTGGCGCGACAGGGATGAAATTTATGAGCCAGAACGAAGAACTCGTTTCTCAATTCATCGCAGATCAGTTTCCCAAAATGGGCGGCTGGTGCGATCAACGCAAAGGCTTCGAAATTGCGAAGCTCGTACTCGACACCAAGCCGCAGCGAATTGCTGAGGTAGGCGTCTTCGAAGGTAAGTCAACACTCGCTTTGGCCTACGCTTGTAAATTGAACGGAAGCGGCACCGTCTACGCCATCGACTCTTGGAAGAAAGAGGACTGCATCGATGACGAATCCGCCGCCAATCAAGAGTGGTGGGCGACGCTCGATCTGGACAAGCACTACGAATCGTTTGTCGAACACACTGTTCGCGCAAAAATCGTCCGGCATATCCAATACTGCCGCATGTCGAGCTGGGATGCTTCACGTTCTCTGCCCGACATGGACATGGTTCATATCGACGCCAACCACGCCGAATGGCCTTCTACGAGCGATGTCGTCAATTGGCTCCCTAAGCTCAAAGTTGGCGGTTACATCGTCATGGATGATGTGAACTGGGAAACCACCCAGACCGCTCTCAAGTTCGTTCTGAAACGCTGTGAATTTGTCGCCCGTTACGACCTTGCCGAGAGCTGCTTTGCTGTTTATCGGAAGCTGAAATAACCGTGGAAACGGTCGTCATAACGATGCGCGGTTCGCCGCGTATCCCGCGTCTAAAAGAGAATCTGAGTGCCGCTGGCATTTCGGACTATCGGATCTTCTACGGCCTGAATGGAAAGAAGTCTGGCCTGAAGGCGAGCATTCCGTACGAGGTCGATAATCCCGGCTCAGGATATCTGATCTGCGCCAAGCATGTCGGATGCACAATGTCACATTGGATGCTCTGGAACGCCCTAGAGTTCGATCCGAAGACCCCCGACATAGTGATGGTGCTTGAGGATGACGTTCTCTTCAGGCCGCACTGGCGCGAGACGATTGAACGTGCGCTGACAAAACTGCCGGAGAACTGGGACTTGCTCTATCCAGGATCATGCTGCGCGCATGGCAAGATTAGCCGCGAGTACGACTCCAATCTGTTCGAAGGAATGCCTCTCTGCACCCACTGTTACATCGTTAGAAAGAAAGCTCTGAAGACGCTGATCGAAACCAACGAGGCGATTTATGCTCCGATTGACTTGCAGATGTATTTCAACAGCAGGCAGCACCTGAACTGCTTCACCATTTTTCCGCGTGTTGCCGATCAAGAGGGTATGATTCTAGCCGACTAAAATATGGGTTCACCATTCAACGGAGACACTTTCATCGAGCAGGAGTTTCTCTACCTCAAGGAACGCTTCGAACTTACCACTGCGGTTGAAACCGGAACGCACGAAGCCGACACAACCGTTTGGTTGGCCAAGAACTTCCTGAAGACCGTCTCATGCGAGCTTAATCACGACTTGGTTGAGAGAGCTAAGGAGAAGTTTAAGCGTGAAAAGCTCCATGTTGAGATGTTCGAGGGTAGTAGCGATGCCTGCATGAACTGGTTCATCCCGCATCACGGGGTTGGACACGACACAATCTTCTTTCTCGACGCGCACTGGAACGACTACCTGCCGTTGCTTGAAGAGCTTGAGGCAATCAATCGGTACGACCTGCATCCGGTAATTGCCATCCACGACTTCAAAGAGCCAACCGGACACCTTGGTTACGACAGTTACAATGGCCATGACATCTGCTTTGGCTACATCAAGGAGAAGTTGGACGCGATTTATCGAGCAAAGACGCTGACGCAAAAGTACGGCTACAGTTACTACTACAACCACCCAAGCCGATGCACAGGCGCTCGGCGTGGAATCATCTACATCCTTCCAAACCGATGAGAGTCGATTTCGAGAACACACCGACCTTCATCATCTCAAAACCTGAGAGCGAGAAGGAGAAGCGATGCGTCAGATACATGAAGTCATTCGGAATTGATGCAGTTCCGATCTATGGCTTTCGCTCGCATAACTGCGGCATCTCGACCGACTACTACCACAGTCGGGAAAAGGAGAAGGTGAAGGTTAAAACCATCGTCGCCGGACTCAGCCACTTCTCTGCATGGTCGGCCATTAAATGGATGGTTGAGGCCAAACTGACCGATCATCGCACCTTTCTGATCGTTGAGGACGACGTTGAGTTTCTTGACAAGAGCTGGAAGGCGTTGGCCAACGATAACCTTCAATTTGTTCCGAACGACTGGCATGTCGTTTACCTTGGAAGCTGCTGCGCCGATCCGATTGAGGATCATGGCTACATTGCCGCCAACCTTTACAAGCTAGTTCGGGGCATGTGTACCCACGCATATCTTGTAAACTATGAGGGGGCTTGTAAGCTCCTCGAAACGAACCAAAAGGTTTGGGGTCCAATCGACATTCAGATGCTGGTTGACTCGATGCCTAGGATGAATTTTTACGGAATTCTTCCAAGATTGGCGACGCAGGAGAACACAAACTTGTATCCATGATGAGAGACATCATCCGAGACATCAGCCTCAAAGCACTCAAACGCTTCGCCAATGGTGGCGATGGTCATGCCGATCTTCTCATGCAGATCGAAGACCTCCGCAAGACGCTGGAGATTCGCACCAAAGAGCATGAAGAACATCTCACCGAGGTTCGCGAGGAGCGCGATCATTGGCTTTCACTGTACGACGAAATCAAATTCGCAGCCGAGTTTCTAATGAGCTACGCAAAAAATGATGTCCCCAAGCTGGCTGAACAGACCGATTGGGAGGTTGGCAAAATTGTTCTTCCGGCTGAAACCGGGACGTACTACTTCAATCCAGCCATCATGCAGGAGGCAGATGGACGAATCATGCTTTTCGCACGTCGCTGCCGCAACAAGCGCGAGAAGGACGAGGACGTTTACACCGAGAAGAACGACATCGTTGCCTTCGAGCTGAGTAAAGATTTACGAGCCACAAAAAAGTCGATCCTCCAGCTCACCTCGAACTACCCGAACGAGCAGTTCGAAGATCCGCGTGTCGTGAAGTTTGGCGACAAGTACGGCGTGAGCTGCTGCACGTTCGTTCCGTTCAAAAGCTACGCGCATCAGGCGATGTTCCTGCTCGATAAGCAGTTCCTGAACGTGGGTCGGTTCGATCCGATCTACGGCAACAACTACGCGCAGGCCATGATCAACGATGGCCATGAGAAGAACTGGCTCTACTTCGTCCACGATAATGCGCCACACATGGTGTATTCGGCCAATCCTCATGTTGTAGTACGCCTTAATGGGCGTTTAGAGAAGGATGCCGAATACGTCACCGAGGAGTTCAATCCGCTCTGGAAATTCGGCGAGGTTCGAGGCGGAACGAATCCCATTTACGCGGACGGCTTGTACTGGACTTTCTTCCACAGCTCGCTGCCATGGATCAACAATAAACGCCGCTACTACATGGGTGCGTACGCCTTTGAAGCCAAGGCTCCATTCCGCATTGCTCGCATGACGACACTGCCGCTTCTTACCGGCACCAATCAGCAAGACTGGTGGCCTGGACTGCCTGCGGTCGTGTTCCCGTGCGGCGCTTTCTTTGACAGCGCGAAGAATCACTTCGTCATCTCATACGGCATCAACGATGTGGATTGCGGCTACATGAAGCTGCCACTGGCCGACTTGCTTGAGGTGACAAAGGTGATTCGACCGAAGCGCGATGTCGTCAACAAGGAGAACCCTCCAAAGCTGACTGACGTTCTCGATCCGATTCCCGAGCGGCATAAACTGAAACGAAACAAGAAATCAAAGTACAATGAACTGGCTAAGAGGCTTGACGAAGAACCCGAGCAAACAGGCGAAGCAGGACCTACTGAATCTGCCTGAGGTAAACCTGAGCGATTGGCAGAACGAGGGCCAGCAGGCAGAACTTGCTGCAATTATGCGAAATCCGATCCTTCGCATGGCCATTCGCATCGTGTCGGAATCAATCCCGGTGCCGATGCCGTCTCATGGCAGCAAGGAATCGGACATTATTTTCGCTGCCGGTGTAACCGCTGGCTACGCGCATTGTCTTGAAAACCTCCGCAAATTGGCCGTAATTGAAACAGCGAAAGAACCTGAAGCAACTTTTGAAAAACAGTATTAAATCTTAAAATATGGACGAACCCCTGAACTCACCCGTCGTCAGTAATGGCCAGACTCCAGACTTTGGAAGCTCGTTTATCGATGCTTTCAAGGCAATCGGCGCTGATAACGCGACTCCCACTGAGAAGCCAGCAGTTACCGCCGCTCCGCAGAAGACTGACAATACACCACCCAAGCTCAGTAAATCCGAAATGGATATTGAGCGGATGTTCTCCAAAAAGACCGCTGCTGAACCCACCGCCGCCGCCCCAGCAGCGCCGGACGACGCGGACATTCCTGAGACAATCAAGTCCACGAAAGCGGCTGACGCTTTCCGCAAGATCAAGGAGGAGAAGGCGCAGTTGGCCAAGCAATTGGACGAGCTGAAGGCTGGTAAGTCTACCAACCCTCAATTCGAATCGCAGCTCAAGACCTTGCAGGAGGAGCGTGACGCGCTTTCCGAGCGTGTCCGATTGTTGGACATCGAGCGTCATCCTGACTTCATCAAGAAGTACGAGGGCAAGATTACCGGCGTGTTCGATTCGGTGAAGAACCTTGTCGGAACCGATGGTGAGCGCCTTGTTTCGCTCCTGAAATCACCCGATAGCGACTATCGCAACTCGCAGATCGACGACATTGTTGAGGGTCTTTCGCCGTCCAAGAAGGCCAAGCTCGGTGCGTTAATTGTTAAGTACGACGAAATCAATGGCGAACGGTCTTCAGAGTTGACCGAGGCAAAGGCTGATTACGATGCGGTCATCTCCAAGTACAAGCAGGACAACGAGGAGGGGACGAAGGCTGCACTAGAGTCGGCCAATAAGACCTGGCAGAAGGTTTCCACCGACGCTCGCTCGCTCGAAATCTTTGAGCCGCGTGAGAACGATGAGGAATGGAACACCGAGCTGAATGGCCGACTTAGCCTTGCCCAGCAAATCTTCAATGGTGAGAACAGCGAGGAGGATCTTGCCAAGGCTGCCCTTTGGGCTGCTGCCGCGCCAAAGTACCGCGAACTGCTCTATGCTCAGGTTGAGGTAAACAAGCGCCTGCAAGCCGAGCTATCGAAGTATCGAGGAAGCGAACCTGGCGTCACCTCGAAGGCGACATCTGGAGGTTATCGACCGGCAAATGCGAACGCCGCGAAGAGCGAGGATTTTGTTGCCAGCGTGATGAAGTCGCTCGGACGCTGAACCTACGCTCCAAAACAATTATCCCCCGATGGTTTTCATTACCACCGGGGGATTTTCGTTTAAATTACTTACCGCGATACGGACCGCTGCCGCTCGGAACCGGCTTTGGAGACGGCCTGACCGGCGGCTTGGGCGGAGGAGACTGCCTGTAAGGTCCGCTGCCGGATGATCGGACAGCGGGAGAACCTTTATATGGTGCGTTATGGCTCATAATTTTGCTTTCTTCCGCATCCTATGCTGGTAACCGATCTTCTGGAAGCTGGTTTTTTCGCGCTTGAATCGAGCCTTTTCCGCGCTGCTCATCTCCATCGTCGTCTTTGGGGTCTTATCGCTCACGCGTTTTGTTGGCCTACAAGCGGGATATCCAGCGCGCTCCTCTCCTTCAGATCGTCCGCACGGTTTGCCGGTCTTGATGTCCACCCACTTTTCAGCGAACCAACGACCTAGACCTCCACGGACCTTTTTATCTGACATCGGCAACCCTGTATTTGCCGCCGCGCTTCTTGTACTCGCGAACGAGCCAAGCGTTGGCGTATGCTGATGGGTAAACGTCGAACTTCGCCTTAGCGGCGGACTTCATCTTGCTGTAGAGCGACTTATTGGTTGGGACGTTCTTTTTCATTCCTTCGGCAATGCGTACCAGCCCTCATGGATTGTAATCCGGTTCTTACT